TGTTTATCCATAATACTGGAGTATTAAGTGGTGAACCATATATAGTTGACATTATCTTAGTGCTCCTGCGTTAGCAATCCATCGATATCCTGTTTGATACCCTGCGGATCTTCCACCCCTCTTGCCTTTGGCCATGTTCCTCTTAAAGGCAACTGGGTTTTGTATTTTGTCTAGTATACCGCTTGAATTTAAGAATGCCTGAGAAAAGTAACTTCTAAGGAAATTGTCAAACACGCTCTCAAATGAACCCTGCACCCCTGTACCTCCTGGGTTTTCTATTGTAACTGGGCCCCTTGTAAAAACAGTTTCTCCATTTTCTTCAAATGCCAAAACTTTGCTGGCAACAGGCTTAATTGTTACTTCGATACCCTGCTCCATAATTCTGGCTTTATCGTAAAAGGGTACATTAGAGCCACTCTTAATAGAGGTTGACTGACTAAAGGTTGATTTAAAAGATAATCCTAAATTACTAACAGTATAGTTTATGTCATAAAGCCTTGCATCTGGAGAGCCTGTTTGATTCCATTCATAAATATGGTGCAGTGCTTCTGGGCTAAGTCTTGCGTTAGCGTCTATAAAGTCTTTCATCATTTCTATAGTAGCTGCACCCAAAGGTGCTAGGAAAGCTGTCTTTCCTGCTCTCGCTCCTTCTAAAAAGCCTAAAGAATACTTTACGATATTGTCCATGTCTTGCTGGAACTGCACATTGTCAAACCTTGCAATTATCATAGGTCTACCGCCTGGTTCTCTGATCTGCGAAGAACAATTTTGTAATATTCTATGCCTCCAAAAGGTCCTGGATAAGGCTCTAGGGTAGCTACTTCGAAAATGGTAGATTGGTTAGCTCTTGGCCCAGCAGTCTCTACGTACAACTCTGTTCCGCTAGAATCTTTTATGTTGGTAACGACAATATTTGTTATTGAATTGCTCTGTTCTCTTTTAGAAATTCTGATATCTTCTTTTGCTCTACCCACTAACAAAGTGTCTTGCTGAATTTTAGGTTCTGGCCTTATCTCTTCTTTTAGTGCAGTTCCACCACTGGATAAATTACAAACAAGCGTTCTATCTAAAAGCCAGGTCTTTTGAACGTTTCCGTATGCCCCTTGCTGGGTAACTGGATAAAAGATATCGGCAGTCATTGGAAACATAAAGTCATTGGTGCTACACTCCATTACAGAACTCCTATTGTTTTAATAGACTTTGAATACTTTGATAGTATTTTGTCTACCACTATGTTTCCTGTTCCCTCGAAGATTTTGTCATCAAATTTTAGCTTAAATTGATCTGTATTATATTCCTTGACATATTGCTTGTAGTAGTCTAGCCTACCACAATAAAGATCTTCTGTTAAAAGCGTGGCTGCTTTCACAATATCGGAAGGCAGAGTTTTGTATCCAGATTCTACAATTAGGGTGTAGTCATAAGTTTTTGGAAACCCTCTAAAGCTATATTTTACGTCAAGCCAGTCAGATCCTGCAGCTGGCAACTGAACGGCAGCACCTTCTAGCCTGTTTGTACGTTCCTCAGCGGTTTCAGTAATAGCTGTCTTGTCTGCTGTTATCTCAAAATTTCTATCGTAGCTGTCGGGATCAGAGGAGTCAAATATTAAAACATTATTTTCATGTACCTGTAACAGCTTCTTTACGTCATCCCATAGTGGCAGATAGTCTGCTCCAATTCCCGTTACCTGTATTGGTTGTCTCTTGTAGTAAAATCCTTGTCGAATTACAGAGTCTATGACTGCCCTTGCAATTTCTTCATTTTTTGTATACTCTGCAATTTCAGACGCAGTAGAGCCCATAGTGTTTGGATCTACGTAAGGTCTTACGACATCTGCATAAACCTCCTGGTCGTCTACCTCAATCTTATATTCAGCATCATAATCTGATGAAAGCGGTATAACAACAGATGAGCCTGAACCTGATGTCGCTGAGCCTGAAACAGCTGAATTGTCTGAAAGGTTAGTTATTGTGTAGTCATAACTAGTGCTAGGTGAAGAAACCTCAACCGATATAGATAGGTTATAAGGCTCTACTCTAAGGATTTCCATATACTACTCTCCAAATGATTTGGCTACTTCTTCTGGAGTAGCTAGACGGCAGTGACTTCTGGTGAGCCATTTATCTGCCTGTTCTTGGGTTACGATATTGTAACCTCTATATACTTTTCCAACTCCTGACCAATTTGCATTTTTTTCAGAATGAATGGCTATTGTCGGTTCTTTCTTTTTTGCTGGTACTTTGCCTTCAGTTGATGCTACCTTCTTAGGCTTTATCTCTTGCTTTGATGTGCCAATTGCTCCAGACTCTGTTTGTCCTAAAACTTCTTTTTTTGTTTTTGGTGTTTTTCTTTTTGAAGCAGCCGTGATTAAGCTTTCATCTGGTTTAGTCTCTGCAGCTTTAGGCTTTTTGCTAGTGCTTGTTTTTTTACTTTTATTTGACTCTGTCATTAGAATCCTCCTTATTAAATTATACCAGATATGTAAAGAGGGGTAGAGCTATATGCCCTACCCCTCGAATACATGTGATCAGGGATTAGCTGTCAGCAGCTGCGTCTGCATATGCTACTGCATCCTCTTCCTCCCACTGAATACCGAAGCGAACGAATACTGTGTACTCGACTGTGTCCTTCTTGGGCACATACTCACGGTTTACAGTGATGTCACGCTGGAATCCCCAGATGCGGTTGCTTGGGAATGTTAGGTCAACGTAACCTGATGGGTAGTAAGGAACCTCCATGACGTCGATACCTAGAACACGGGTTGTGCGTGTAGCACCAAAGGTCTGGCCTACACCGTCTAGATACTGCTGGCGGTTCTGCTCGGTACCACCTGGGGTACCTGCAAATGCCTCAGCAATTGCGTCAGCAAGGGTTCCATTGTTCTTCACGATGCCCTGGAATGCATCGGTGCCTGCGTAGAACTTTAGGTTGTTCTTCAGTGCACGATACTTACGTGGCATTGCAAGAATGATTTCCTGCATTACCTCTGGAGTCCAGGCGTCATCTGTCACTGTTACGACAGACTCGTGTGCGTCACCGTTAGTGGTTACGTTTGGAACGAAACCTTTCATAATGCTCAAGAAGTCGCCATCACCTGAGTCTGCTGTACCATTAATGGCCAGGTCCTCAATGTCATTTGCGAATGCATTGGTCATTAGTCGAACTAGGTGATCTTCCAGTGCTGCACCCTCGATGTTATCTTCGAGTGCCTCAGCTGAGACCTCCCAGTCCAAACGGATTTTCTTAGTTGTTAGTTCTACCTTTGAGAACTGAGCTCCTGCGTTAGTGTATGTAGCGTCGCCCTGACTAGCAGCACGAATAACACGCTCTCCAACGTTAACTTTCTCAAGCTCCATTGTGTTAGCTCTCATGGTAACTCTACGACCATCCTTGGCGAGAACTGTACCGTCCCAAACATAATCGATAAAACGACGTGCCTGTTCTGGACGGAGAATACCGCTGCCAGCATCACCCGAAGGATTTACGGCATTAGGACCACTTGTAACGCCAAATTCAGCGGTAGGAATATTTCCAAGTGTATCTGCACCTGGATCTGTTACTCCGCCAATTCCACCAGACGCAAAGGAACCTTCTGAGTTTACCTCGTTAGCACCTGCTCCTGGATAGTTTTTATTAATCTCTTCCGACATTTTTCACCTCCTAAGTGATTGTTTACTTAAATAAGTCGGCAGTTTTGAGGAAACGACCGCCCCATAGGGATTGCTCAGACTTTTCTATCTGAGCTTCCTGAACGATCTCGCCAAGATCGCCAGATTTACGGAAAGCGGTATCTGCCTCTACAGCGTCAACCCTCTTTCCAAACTCGTTCTTAGTTTCTGCAACATCTGACTTAACAGCGTCTAGCTGCTCGGTCAAGCTGTCTGTTGCGTCTCCAAGTGACTTTTTCAGCTCTGCAATCTCCTCATTGAGAGATTTAACAACAACTGAAAGATCGCTAAAGGCTGTGGCAAGGCTGTCTTTAATATCTGCTACCTGTGCAGCAACCTCGTCTGACTTAGATACCTCTGGCTCATCGGACTTTTCGGCGACTGGCTCATCGATGTCGGCATCAGCTTTTTCTGCTTTTGCCTTGTCTTTGTAACCCTTCATCTCTTCATCCTCTTCGCCATCTTCCATCTTTTCCTCATCCTCGTTCATGGACTTTTTATCTTCATCCATCTTCTCAGACTTCTCGGTGTTGGCTTCGATGGTGGTGTCTGCCTCTGGAGCGACCTCTTCTGATTTCTCTACAACGGTCTCTTCAGCCATTGCTTCTGTATTGTCAGTCATAGGACTTACCTCCTTGTTAATCTTAGTGTCAATGCCCTTAGCACTATCAACTAAGAATTTTATCATTTCTGTTTTTTCGCTATCAGTTTTTTCAACGAAACCTATATTTTCCATAGACTCGCCACTTACGGGGCTTATCTCTGAATCGTTTTCAGACAGCATTACGATGCCAGACTGCTTGTCCCAGAAGACATTTTCTATGACAGTATTTGTAACGTCACCTTTGACGATATTAACACCCTCTTCGTTTTTCTCAATCGACATAATGCTGGCAAATTGATTTGCAGGATTGTCTACTAGGGATAGCTCTACCAAATCGTAGTCTTTAATTATACGGACCTGGGCATCTGATTTTTCATCATATGCGTCATCCCAATTATTCATTTTTCCCCCGATAGAAAAGCCAGAAAGGGTTCCATCTAAAACCTTTTCCCATGTGTCTTGTGCACCCTTAGATACATAGGCAGAAACGTAAACTCCTGAGTAAAATTTCTTTGTTTCTGGATCGAAGTATTTCTCTTCTTTAAAATTAACCATTTTGCCAACTGCTGAGGGCTGGTGCATCTCTCGAATGTTCCCACGGAATTTAGAAAAGGCACTCATGCTAGCATCGGTTGTAACTACGTCGTTTTGCTTATCTACGTTGTCGAGCGTAGCAAATCCTGAGACGATACGCCTCTCATAATCAACCTTCGTGAAGGGCATCGATAGACGAAGATTGTCGCCTTCCGTAGCCCATGTAGCTTTTGATATAGTCATACCTTATAATTATAAACGCTTTTTTTTACAAAAGTTACAGTTTCGTAACATTTACTCTGATGCTCTGCCTTCTCCTTGAGGATTTCTACCCTCAATAGTTGCAGTTCCATCTGATTGCGTATTATTCCTTTCTGCATCCCTTTGCCTATTTCCATTGGCTCTGGCATCTGCTGCCTGACGAGCCCCCATGGTAAACGGAGTATCTCCGTCATTTCTTTGAGGCAAACCTAAGGCTTGTCTTGCTTCGTTAGGAACCATAATTTGATTCTGGACGTAACGCTCAAGTATCTGAGACTGTGCAATCTCATCCGTAAGCGTTAGCTCTTTAAACTTAAACTCTAGAATGTCAGTCTTCTCTTTTACGATCCTATTGATCATCTTCTCTAGGTTCTTTTGAGCTGGCCTTGCTACCTGCTCTTTAAACGTACGATCCTGTGCAAGTGCAGAAGCAATGTTAGAAGAATCTCCACCACCAATCTTAGATAAAGGAACTTGATGTGCAATAAGGATGTCGTCACGATTTTGTTTACGATACTCTTTAAACGATGCCTCTTGAATACCGCTTTCGATTGGCTCCATTTTAAATTCAACCTTGTTGCTTTCGGTGTCTCCAGGAAGCGGGATGTACAAAGTTCTGTGTGATTGACCTTTAAGGCTTGTTTGCAAGAACCTAAACAGCTTGTCCTCAGCCTCTTCTGTAAGCTTTGCACCCTTTACGGTTACGACATATCTTGGAACTGCCTTGTTTCCAAAGTAGTCAATGTTGTATTGAGATGCTAGCTGATCTCCTTGCAAAGATGTAATAGCTGACATGATGTCTGGAATGCCATAAAATGTGTTTAGTGGCGAATACTCTTTAAAGTGAATAATTTCATTAGGCCTTGGGTCAGTGGTTACTGGGTTCTGGTTACTTGCCCCGAAGTTACGAAAGTAAACAACCTTGTTGCCAATAATCTGTACGTATCCATCTCTTTTTCTTCTAACACGCATAGTAGTTGATGGAATATGTCCTACGTAACCAATCTCTCCGCTGGTAGTTCTTCCTACCTCAAGATACCCGTTTCCAGTCGCCTGTACGTCAGTATAAAACTTCATCATTGTGTTAGTAAAAGAGTCATCGTCATTAAGGCTTTCTAACCAAGAACGAAGCTCAATCCTGGCTCTTTCAATTCTGTTACGAGCTCTGTCTTGCTGCTCTGGGCTCATTGCCGTTTCGAGCCTAAGCATTGTACTTTCTGATGTT